TGGTCGATGCCAAGCTGTTGCACCCAATACCGGACAGCACTCGCGAGAGCGTCTAGGCGGTCGTCGTGGACGAGGGCCTTCTTGTCTCGTGTGATGTATTCGATCTGGTGGAACAGGCTGTACGTGTTGCGTAATTCGAGCGAGTACGCGGCGAGTGATACTTCTTCCTTGCGGGCGATGTCGTCGTTAAAGACGAGTGAGCCTCGTGCGATAACAGGCTCAAGCGTGTCGATGATGCGAAGCTCTTTCTGACCAGTCTCGTACACTTCTTCGAGTGCACACCCGGTAGGGCCTTCGCCGTTATTCACCGCCACGTACTCGCCTCGCAGGATCGGTAACCACGTCTGTAAGTACGCGCCGAAGCCGAAGTTCTTTTCGACAAGGATGCGGTTTACCTTCCAGTCGCGGGCGATGCGCGCCAGCTTCTTGAAGCCCTCGACGGAGTAGCCGCCCGGCACGCCGCCTACATCGAGTACCCAAATGGTCCCGTTGAGGAACCCCACGACCGCGTAGCCGGTCTCGTCGCCGTTCTTACCACCGCCCGCAGGGTCAACAGCCATAACGATGCCTTGCAGCCGCACGCGATCCTCGCCGAGCGACGAAGGCACACCCATCGTGTACGTCGTGCCGTTGATGCTGTACTCGATACGGTCTGTTTCGAGCAGGCCGGCTTGCACTGTCATCGGGAACAACTCACCGGCCACACGGGCAACCATGATCTTCCGCAGTTTCAGCGGGAAGCGATCCGCGTCCGCGAGCTTCGTGTTGAGCATGTGCTGCAACTGGAAGTACGACGGCCCCTGATCGACCTCCTTCTTGCACAGGTATTCCTCTGTGCCGGCTGGGAGTTCGGTATCGGTAGGTGCGCCCTGATCGCCCAGCGGGCCGTACTTCGGTAGACACAGCGTCGGGTCGTTCTCCATGTCACGCAGCAGCAGCGGCGCGAGCATGGTTCCGTAGTTCTTCAACTGCTCCTTCGTCGGATAGCGGCCCGTCCATATACGAACGATGTAGCCACGGCCGGGGAGCGTGTTGTAGATCGAATTGATCGACTGCGGTGTGCCGAGGTAGATGATTCGTCCCGTCGAGCAGATCGACGGGAAGTCTCGCGTGAGGTTCAGCAGCACTTGCCGCTGGTGCTCGGTCTGTGCGTTCTTCTGCGACTCGATGTCGTCGGCAATCAACAGGTCGGCGCGCTTACCTTGCAGGTTGCCGGTGATACCGACGCAAGCAACGGAAGGAGATTTGTCTAGGCCCTTCAGCGAGTGGTGTACGTCGAATGCCTCGACCGAGGTACGGTCGCCTGCGTTGCGGTCAGGGCGAAGGCATTCAAGTACGTCCATCGTCATGATAATTCGGACGATGAGCGTGGAAATCTCGTTGGCCTGCGTGCCGCCTGCTGAGAGGATAAGCACGCGGGACTTCGGGTTGTGGATGAGACACCAGACCGCGTACGCTGCGGTGATAGTCGTCTTTGCTTGGCCCCGCTGGGCCTGAATCATTAGGTAATGCGGGCCGTGTTCAAGGAACTCCGCGATGTCCTTCTGGATGCGGGTAGTACTGAAGCCGAGTTCCGTCATCACGTCTTCGAGGAAAGGCTCGAACGTGGGGTACGCCTTCTGCACTAACTCCAACATTTCCCATCGCAAGAGTGCCTGCTCGGTACTCTCACGTTGAGACATTACATAGCGCCTCGCTGCAATCCTTCGAGCACGTCGTCAACGTCCTCGTCGCTAGGTACAGTAGACAACGGCTTCAACGGCACAACCTTGCCCGCCCGCGCTGCGATCTTCTCGTCCAGCTTCTTCTTGAGGTCGGACAGCCCTTGGTTGTCCTCGATGCTTGCTGTTACGTGGTTGTCCTTGAGGAACTTGATAGCCGCACCGATGTCGGCAGCAGACGCTTCTCCTTCTACGATGCGCCGCTTGAGTTCATCGGCGACAACTCCATGCAGTTCCGAGAGCTTCGCTTCGGTTGCTTTAGCCATCGTGCTTGTCCTTCCGCAGCCATTTCCGAATCGTGTTCCATACCTTCGGTGAGAGCACGATGCATTGGCCCACGAGGTAGACCACGGTCAGAATGACCACGATGTCGTTACCGGTCAGATGACCGATGGTGAACCCAGCGGCACCATTACCGCCGGTCTTAACGAGGTCGGTGATGTCACCGGGTTCCATACGTTCTCCTGAATTATTTAGGCGCGACAGGCCACTTGACGGATTCCGGGAATCCCTCCTGTTGCGGTACATCGCGCAGTGCTTGGCGGTACTCGCCGATCTGTGCGACCAGTGTGAGATTCCCGCCGTCGAGTGCCTTGGCCGACATTACGTCGGCGTCACGAAGACGCTGATCGCGGTCCTCTCGAATGTTCTTGGCGGACTCCTGTGCGTTGTAGGCGGACTCGTACTGAGGCCACCAGTCCTGCAAGTCCTGATCGGACGGCTGAGGTACGTCCTTGGCTGTCCACTGCACGATCCACGCAGGGCCTGTCTGCACGTACTGGTGATCGACCGGATGGGCCACCCAATAATCCTTGCACCGGACTAGCTGGGGAAACTTTTGGGCGAGCATGTACGCCGCCTGTTCAACGGTAATCATTCCCACTCCTTATGATGTAACCAGCACTGCGCCGATAACGTTAATCGCATTAGCCGTAGCATTACCAAGCCCTGACGAAAATACCCCCGTTACTACCCAAGGAGCAGGCAAGGTTCCGGACATGTTTGAAACAGCCCCGAAGTTGTTGTATGAGCCTGAGTGGGTGACTTGGGCTCCCTTCGCAGTCTTGCTCGCGTTCAGGTAATCGAAGCCGGCGGCGGCGGAACCTCCACGGGTAGACCAAATAGACCCATAGGTGTCGCCATTCGTAAGTAAGTACGACGCCCCGCCGTTGGTGTACACCGAGCCGTTGGCGACAAGGTTTCCTGTTACAGAAAAGTCTCCGGCGTTGTCCAAAATGGCTGTGATAGCGGTGCCAGTGGAAGCGTAAAAGTACAGGCCCCCGCCCGAGGCACGCCCGGTAATATAGGCATCACTGCCGTCCGTAGACGCTATACGGATTCTCCCCGGATTGCCGCTGCTCCCTACAACGTTGAGAAGCCCGTTAACGCCGACATTAGACGCAAATGATGCCTGCCCACTGACCACCAAGTTCCCGCTAACTGAAGCAGCAGCAGCAGTGAGTGTACCGCCCACACTTACCGCCCCGCCGAACGCAGTACCTGCGCCGCTTAAGTCTATGTTCACAGCCCCAGATGCGAGGTTGTACAGGAAGGGACGGATTGCACTATACGAGCCTCGTGTATCTCCGGCGTTGGTCGCCATCAGATAGAAACTGCTACCGTCGTTACGGAAGCCAGCACCGTAGTTGCCGTAGATACTCCGATACTGCATGCCGCCGCTGTCGAGCGCCGTCTGCACGACTGGCCCGTTAATGTCGCCGCCGGTCTTCTGATACGCGCTCGCAGCCTGCGTCGCCGCAGCGTTAGCGGTTGCTACGGCATTGTCCGCCTTGCTGCTGACGCTAGAAGCCAGAGACAGGGCCGACGTGGCATTAGCGTTCGCCGTTCCAACTTGCGACACTGCCTCATTAGAGTTATCGAGCGCAGTCTGTGCCTTGGCGTCGATGCCGTTTGCCGTGGTCACCGCTTCCGCCGCGTCGCTCTGCGCCTGCGTGGCTTTCGCGTCGATGCCGGTAGCGATAGTATGTGCGTCGTTGGCGGTTGAGAGTGCCGTGTTAGCCGTAGTCGTCGCGGCGCTCGCCGCCGCCGTCGCGCTATTGGCAGCACTTACCGCCGACGTAGCGTCGGACTGTGCCGACTGAGAATTCGCGAGCGCGGTGTTCGCCGTGTCGAGCGCCTGCACCGAGCGGTTGATTGCGTCTGAACTCGTCGCGTTGATCGCGTCGAAGCGATCTAGCATTTCCGCTGCAATGTAGACAGCCTGCTCGTTGCTCTTGTCCAGATTGGTCTCGTCCATCACAGCGCCCTCGCTGTAGTTGACGAGAGGCTGTGCCTTCGGCGTATCCCGGTAGATGACCACGAACTGACCGGTCGGGATAACATCGGAGGTCGTTACTTGATTGGGTCCAACAAAGGTGAGGGTCTGCGTGTACGTCTGCGCACTCACAGGGTCGTAACGATACGCCTTGACGTGTGACTGGTCGATATACCCGTTCCCGGCCCCGGCGAAGTTGAACTCGAAGGGACCGTTCGTACCGTTACCCGGAAACTCTTGCATCGAGTTCCGCACGCCGCCCTCACCCGCAGAGTTGATCCACGGGATGAGTTCGTCTGCCATTTAATGCTCCTTGTTGTGTCGTGTAGGAACCGGATTCGTGGGAGGCCCGAGGGCCGGACCTCCCGCCGAATTAGTGCCGCGATGAGTTGCTGATGTACGTGCCGACGAGGCTGTTAGCCAGTGGCGCAATGCGGAGGATGTTGCGGGCGTCGGTGCTCTTGTTCGTGCTCTGCCCGGTAGCGAGGTTGCCTACTGAGTGAAGGGCCGAGCCGATGTTGCCTAGGTAGCCCATAGACGCGACCGGCGAGCCGACCTGCTGGTAGCTGTTACCGCCGAAGACAAGCTCGCCGAGGTTGATCGTGTCCGGCAGGACGCCGCTCATGTTCATCAGCGTGAAGACACCTGCCCCGAGCTTGAACCCGCTCAGGTTGTCCTTCAGGTACTTGTCCTTCTCTGCATCGGTCTTGCCCAGCGAGTTCAGTTGCAGGCGCGAGTAGTACAGCATCCCGGCCCATGCGGTGCCGAACGCGAACGCCGACATCGCATTCACGTCGCCGATGGACACGTTGCGCGCAAGCTGCTTCTCCGTGGACACGATGCCGTATCGGCGGAACTGGCCGAACAGTGAACCCGCGCTCGACTCAGTGATCCACATCGGGGCCTCGCCGACCATCGCACGCTGGAAGGTCTGCCACGTCCCACGGTGCATCGCTTCGATGAGCTTGTCCGCAGCCTCTTGGTCGTCCCACTTGTCCCAATTGATGCGGTCGCCGCGCTGACGCCCGGCGTCGAACTGATCGAGCTGGCCCTTGATGCGGGTGAGCATGTCACGGTCGATGCCCACGTCGGCCATGCGCTGAAGCGTCATACCGCCGTTCTCGCCGTTGATCGTCCGCAGCAGGTCTTCTGCGAACACCGGGAGGAAACCACGGTGCAACATCTTGCCGATGAGGTTCGAGCCGTTGAGGTACGACGTGAGTTGCGCGGCGCGCTGCGACAGCCGGTTCAGGTTCGAGCCTTCGCCGATCATCATGCGTCCCGTTGCCGACACGTCAGGCGTCAGGCTGTGCAGGCGGTAGTCCTGTCCGAGCAGCGACGGCGCATCGACGGCCATCTGCTTCAGGAACTCCGTGTCCTTGGAGAACGTGTTCCCCATCGCACGGAAGAAGCCCGTCATGCCAGTCGCCGCCACGACGTTCGACGCATCGGCCAGCACGGACAGCCCGAGCTTGCCCATCGTCGCCGCGTACGTGAAGTTCCGCAGCGTCGTGAACGCCGCACGCTCCGCGTTGCGAAGCTGGCCCATGCCGAACGCACGGTAGCCGAAGTCAAGTGCCTTCAGTTCCTCCGGGGTTGCCCCGTCCTTGCGCGCAGCCTCCAACGCACCCTGCATGTCCGACAGGTCACGGAAGCCCTTGCGAGCCAGTGCGTTGAGGCCAGCGAATCGGTGCGCGCCCTGCGTCACCATGCGCTCGCCGTTGTAGTCCATGAAGTCGAGCAACGACACGCCGTTCACCTGCCGCGTCAAGTCAAGCTCGGTGCGCGTGCGGTCCTTGCGGATGTTGCCAAGTTGCTCCTTGAACTGCTGCAACAGCGCGCCGTCGATCACCTGACCGTCGAAGTTCTCCTTCAGCAAGTCGCCCGCGATGGTCTCGAACGTGTTGTCGAAGTGCTCGATGCGGGACTGCGGGTCGGTCATCAACTCGTTGATCTTGTTATCGACGAGGTGCCCCACCTTGTCCTTCAGCCGGGTCCGCAGGTCCGCAATTTCTTGCGGGGATGCCGCAGGATTTTGCTTCAGCAGTTCGTCAACAGCCGGGTCAACGATGCGCTCGGTGTACTGCTGCATCAGGTTGTCGTGGAACGCAGCGAACCGGATCGAGTCCGTGCTGTGCGCCCTCGCGATTCCTTCCCAATCCCACGCGTACGGCATGAAACCGACGAAGCCGGTGCCGCGAACGGCATCAGCGTACGGGTTGCCCGCGAGCCTCCCGTCCGATGTCACCTTGTCGTAGAAGTCGTCGAGGGCCTTCGCCATCGCTTGAATGTGATCCGGTGCCGTGGACTTATACGGCGTGTCCGCCTGCACCGCTGCGCGATGCGCGAGTCGTTCTTCCGCCACCTCGCGCCACACGCGATCCTCTGCCTTCTTCGCGAAGCCGAACAGGTACTGCGCCTTTTCGAGCGCGGTGAAGCCCTTCGTCAGATTCTCTTGCAGGACCGGAAGCGTGCGGTGCTTGTAGCCCGACTGCATCATTTCGTATTGCAGGGCTACAGTGGACTCACGCTTGCCGATGCCGGTGCCGTCTTCGAACAGGTGCGCGCCGAGGAAGCGTGCGACCTTGGACTTTGACCTTTGCACGATGAGGCCCGGCGAGTCGATCCACGTCGCCACCTTGTCCGCGCCCAGCTTCACGCGCTGCTCGTTGTACCACTTCGCCAGCCGCTCGCGCTGCGTCTTCGTTTCCGGCGTGATCGACTCGTCCCACTTCCGCGCCGCGTCCGTCACGTCCTCCGCAGCCTTCGACATACGAAGCTGCACCGGGGCCGCGTTGCTCGGGAACACCGGCTTGACGTTCCGCGAATAACGGTTCGCCACGTCGAGGTGTTCGTTGCCGAACAGCACGTAATTGTGGTTCACCACGTCCGAGCCGCGAGTGCGCCCGGTCTCGTACTTCACGCCGGGAATGCCGACAGCGTTCAACGCCTCCGATGCAGCCTTCTGGCTTCCCAGCTTCTCCGTGAGGGTGTTGTATGCGTCAGCACCCGTACCGCTCAGGTCATCCACGCCAGCGCGTTGCAGTGCCTCGTGAAGACGCGGCTGCTCCGCGAGCGGACGGTCCCACGCGATCATCTGGTTCGGGTCCGCGAGCACGCGCAGTTGGTATAGCCCGCCTTCCTCCGGGGCCAGCCCGCGCCGCATCGCTTCCTTGTTCCGGTAGTCGAGGGCCGTGCCGCGCTCGCTCGTGACGTAATGACCGAAGCCGAACGCCGAGTTCCCTTCGCCGCTGCCCGCGTACGCAAGATCGAGCTTGTCGATGCCCTTCACCGGCGAGCCGTGCCACACGTACGGGAACGTCAGGTTTGCCGACAGCTTGCCCTCGCGGCGCACGTTCTTCAGCGAGCCTTGTACGTACCGGATCACGTCGTTCGTGCTGATCGACATGCGACGGAAGGCCGGGATGTTCTCGCGCAGCCAGTTCTTGATGCTGCTGATGATCGACTGCACGACGCCCAGCGTCGGGTGCTTCTCGACGAGATAGCCCAGCAACTCCTCGCCGCGCAGATACGCGGGCGTGTCCGACGGTATGCGGGCCTTAGCTGCCTGCACCTTCTCGTCGGTCGAGTTGTCGAGTGCTTCGAGGATCGCGTTGTATCGCTCGGTGCCGATGGTTCGTTCGAGACCGTAGTGGACGCCGACCTCGTGCATGACGAGGCCCTGCGGGTCCGCTTCGTCCTCCGGGGTCAGCCGGTCGCGGAACACGTACACACGGTCGTCCTGCGGGCTGTAGAACGCCTTCGCGTCTCCGGGGATGTCTTCGCCGAACCGGGCATGGAACGGGCTGGCCTTCGCCAGATCGTCCGCGCTGCGCAGTTCCATCACGACGCCGTTGTCGTGCAGTGCCTGATATGCCGGGTTGTCGAGCGTCGGTTCCGGCGTGTAGCCCAGCGACTCGCTGATGCCCGCACGGTCGGCGCGGGGCGCGAAGTCCGGCTCGACATCCGAGCGCACGAGCCGCTGCGACGGATGATCCGACATTTCCGTGCTCAGGCCACGGTCGAACTCGTTCAGCGGGTTCGTGAGCTTCTGACGGCCAGCGTTCCAGTCGTCGAACATGCGGGACTGAGCCGTGCGCTGAAGCTCGTCGCCGACCTGCTTCATGATCCGGTCCTGCGCTGCCTCCGGTGCAACGGCGTGCCCGAGCGCGCCGAGGGCTGCACCTTGGATGCCTTGCGAGATTAGATCGGACCACGAGAACTGCTGGTTGTTCGCGCCTTGCAGGAACTGTCCGATGGCCGTGTTGGCAATCGCGCCCTCTGCTGCCGAGGCCACGAACGAGGAACGAGCCGCCTGCGCTGCTGCCGTGGTCGCAAAGCCTGCACGCGCCGCATTAGCGGCCCAGCCTGCGCCCATAGTGGCGATGATAGCCACCGGGTCCGCCAGCCCGCCTACGAGGCTCGCAGCCCCATTGCCGAGGCTTTGCAAGCCAGCCGTATTCGCTGCCCGCGTGAAGTAGTCGATGCGCTCCTTCGCGAGTTCCATGCGACGGTTGAAGTCGTCTTGGTTGTACGCACCCGACACGTAGTCCGACAGTTCCTTGTTCTGCAAGATTCCGTTGTCGGCCATCTGGTTGAAGTGGTCCTTCGTGATCGAGAAGTTCGGGTCCACCTCGCCGCGCTGCGTCAGATCAACGATAGCGCCCGTCATGGTCGAGTTCAGCAGACCATCGACGAACGACTCGCCCATACCTGCCCAGCGAGTCTCCGCTGCTGCCTGCTGCCCTGCTTCGAGGGCTGCGGCTTCTTCGATCACCGGGCCTTGGTTCCACACCGCGTCGATGGCCGACGTGTCGTCAACGTTGATGCCCGGCTCGCCTGCGGCCTTCGGGTTCGCACGGTACGCGTTCGCACGCGCCTGTGACTTCAGGAATGCGGGGAGCTTCTGCGACGCGATGTACGCCGCGAGTTCCGGGTTGTCGCTCGTGATCGCCTTGTAGAAGTCGGCGTTGTAGACTGCCCCGTTGCCCTCCTGCTTCGAGATAGCCGTCGCAAGCTGCGCGAGCACGCCGGGGTCTTTCATGTTCAGCGGTTCGTTCGGATCGACGCCGAGTTGGTCGGCGACGTTCGCCGCGTATGCGTTCGTGGCGTTCTCATTCGGAGGTGCCCAGCGACCGACGATGCCCGACACGGTGTCGAGGCCATGCTTCGTGTTGTAGGCCACGAGGTTCTTGATGAGGGCCGTGCCGCCAGCTACCGGGTCAGGGAACGCAGCGAAGCCGTTGTCACCTTCCTCCTCGCCGTCGAACCCCGAGCCGAAGCGGATGTTGCCGGGATTGTTCTGACGGATGCCGATGGGTTCTGCCATATACACTCCTTGGTGGAAAGCGCGCATTGCACAGCGGACCTCGCGATCCGCTGCACACTGCACACTCGGTTACGGGATGACTCCGACACCGCCTTGCGCGAAGTCGTTGTCCTGTAGGGCCTTGGCGAATTCGCCGTTGCCTGTGCGACCTTGGTTAAGCCGCTCTTGGTACTTGCTCACGACCTGCTCGGGTCGGATGAGCACCGGGTACAGTTGACCGTTGTTCTTGTTCATGTAGTAGACGGTCACGATGCCGTGGGCTAACTGCTCGCCGCCGACAGCTTGGAAGTCATCAGGGCGGAAGTTGCCGAGGTCGGCCTTCACGTACAGCGGATCGCTCGCGTGCTCCGTGTTGAGCTTCGAGACACCGGCCTGCACCGCGTCCTTCAGGTTGCCGCGTGCGACCTCCTTCACGGCCCACTGGTAGTCCTCGTTCGACTGGCTCACGCCGCCGTGTGCGAGGCCCTGCACCCCTTGGAACAGCGACTGCGCGCCGGGCAGGTAGGAGTTGTGCTTGACGATGGTTCCGTCGATGAAGTCGGTGTTGTTC